ATTTTTACTATGATGTTATTCAAAAAGATCGTCTGATGATAAATTCTATGAGAGATGTTATGGGCCTGAGAGATAAAATTGTTAATTCCTGTAAACCAGCCTTTATGGAAAATCGTTCACAAAACGATAATAAAGAGGATTTACGAACATCACTATCATCAACAGTAATGCCAATAGCACCTGTTACAAAAAACGTAACTGTTGTATCGTGAGGATAACATATGAAAGATGTATTTTTAATTAGAACTGTGACAAGTGACCAAGGAACAGAAGGATTCTTAACACAATTAGAAACCGGATTCTTTTGCCGAACTTTAGAATTACCGTGGAGAGATAATAAGAGAAGTATATCTTGTATTCCAGCAGGGAAGTATGTTGTAAAAATTAGACAATCGAATAAGTATGGTAAAATCTATTGGGTAACAAAAGTTCCCGATAGAAGTTGGATTTTAATTCACTCAGGAAATTGGGCAGGGGATACAGAAAAGGGATTCAAGACTCATGTTCAAGGATGTATTTTACTTGGACGTAAACATGGATATTTAGCTGAACAAAGAGCAGTATTAACTTCAAGACCAACTGTAAAAGAATTTATGAGAAAAATGAATTATGAATCGTTTAAATTAAATGTTGTAGGAGCATTTTAAAGGAGAATGTTATGTTAATAGAAACTATTTTAGGTGGTGTGACAGGAATTGTAGGAAATGTGATAAGCGGTATTTTCAAATATAAGAATACCAAACTTGAATTAGAAAGTATAAAAATTAAAAATACCCATGACCTTGCAATGATAGATGCGGAAACAAAGGCCATGATCGAAGAAGCAAAGGCCAATATCAAGATCACTCAAGCACAAGTAGAAGGTGCTGTTGAGATTGAAGACTCAAAAGCCTTTATGGAAGCACAAAGACAAGGCAACAAAACTTTGTTAGGAAATAAATGGATTGATTCATTATTAAATGTAAAAGGTAAATGGGGAAGATTGATAGCCATACCCGTTGCAAGTATTATTTCTATTCTATTTGGATTGGTTGATTTTCTCAGGGGATTGATTAGACCTGTATTAACTATTTATCTATGTGGCGTAACTACATGGGTTACATGGATGGCATGGGAAATTATGCAAGCCCATGGTATAGGAATGACAGCAGTACAAGCTACAGTTATATTCAATGATGTAACAAGTATTGTAACATATCTGACTGTATCCTGTGTAACATGGTGGTTTGGTGATAGACGTATGGCAAAAACTATCATGCAACTTAAAGGTGCTGATGTAACTAAAATGGATGATGAGGTAAAAATATAAATGTATATAATAGAGAAGTATTTATTATCTAAAAAAGGATATAAGAGTATATTAGATGCTCTAAATAAAATAGGCGATAAGATAGAAGACATGAACTTGAATAAAGCACAATTAATATCGCTGGAAAAATCGGCAAATCAACTATCAGGTAAACTGAAGAAGATGAAATCTCAACCAGAAAACGATCTTGAAGCAGCAGGAAATAACATAGAAAAAAGACTAAGCAGAGGAGCAAAATGAGATATTATAAGTATTTGACAGAGGATGCGGTTTCAAAGGCATTGGATATTCCAGAACCAGAAGTCGGAAAAAAATATCCACCGGAAAAAGTAAAGCGATATGTTCAAACCATAGATGCTGCTATTAGTGCCATGACAAGCAAAGAAGAATCAGAAGCAAATGATGCTGTGGTATCTGATTTGAGAGATAAGAAAAGTAAGTGGAAAGGTGTCAAGAAAGAAACCAAACCAGTAAAAACAAAACTGGAAGTTCCACCGGATCAAGAAGAAGAACAGCCACCACCTGAAGGAGAACAGCCACCACCTGAAAAAGAACCACCACCTGAAGAAGAAGAACCACCACCCCCTCCACCAAAAAAGAAGAAGAAAAAAGGGGAGGAGGAAGAACCCCCTCCCAATGAGGAAATATATAACCTGTTTAGAAAAATGCTTTAAAAGCGGTTTCATCACGATCAATGATTGCTTCTTTGCCAATAGGTTCAAGAAGCAATCTTATTTTTTTCACAAAGAACTTATCGATCATGGTGTCTGGATCATACTGAATAATCCTATCAAACTCTTTCGGCCATTCATTAAAAGTGATCGTTTGAAGATTGAAAGGATTTTTCTTTACATATATCACCTTTGCTTTTACCCCTTCATGGACATCCTCATATTTGTTCTTAATATCAAGTTCCTTCAGAAGTAAACGATAACTGTAAACCCCCTTAACGTGCCATGGAGTACCCTTTATCGGTGAACCAGACCCAATGTATTTCTTTATATTGTTTATGCCTATATTAGCTGCCAGAGCTTCAGGATCAAGTTCTCTTAATTCCTTCTTATACTTTCTTATCTGACTCGCTATCTTCTCATCCGGTTCTATCTTCATTATCATTTCCATTATATGAGTCAAGCGTGGTCGAATAGCTTCAGCGGATTCAGAACGTACAATCTCAAGTCCCGTAACCTTAATTTTATTTGTAGACTTACCTTCATCATTCAACAGCCAATATGCATATTTCTTCTTCTTAACAAACAGCGCAGTCTTGGCAATAATCTCTTGCTTGAATGCAATCTTGAAATCATGTACCTGAGAATTATAATCCAGCAACTGAGTCTCATTGAATATCCTATGATCAATATACTTCTCCATTAATCTTGATACTGTTTTTATTAACTCAATCTTCTCATCATCATTACTTTCTTCCCATAAAGAACTACCTATATCCTTTACCCATTGCCCTAATCTTACAAACAATGAGTCTGTATCAATATAAGCAACATAATCGTTAGTCGATGAATTTAAACCGGCCTGTAGAACCCCCAACATATCATCCCATTCAATAGCAAAACTATCATTCTCAATATGGGAATCACCATTCAAAAGTTCATTACAAAACTTCTCACCTGACTTAATAGTATGTCTACCGCAAGATGTAATAGCTTCAGCTATATGAGTGTTAAAATACCTTGAATATGGTACTGATAGAATACCGAAAAAAGCATTCATCATAATCTTCAGGGCAAGCTGTAGTGAATGGGCTTGCATTTTCCTCTCAAGACAATTTGCTTTATCAGCTTCTAACTCACACTCTTGAGCTTTATCATGCCACTCTGATTTCTTACCCTTTACTTCTTTACGTTTGAAAAAAACAGCTTTCTCGACCTTTGCTACCACTCCGGGTTTCTTTGTAGTGAATACAGAACCACAAGGTGCTATCGCCAATAATCCTTTTCGTAAGGCAGCATTAAATTTATCAAGTTTTATACCTTCATATTTTTCAAGTTCCCATTTTCCTTCTTTTTCCCTTAATATGTTAAATGAAGGAAAACTTCTCTTTCTCGTATAGTCAACAACTGCTGCTTCTTCCATCCTTGTTATTCTGCCAAAGAATGTCTCAATCGACATATTCAAGGCGATAATATGAGATGGATATGATGATGTGATATCGATATCCACAACCCATTCATGCATTCCCTTCTGTGGTTCCTTAACATGAGCAGCGGTAAATGGTGTCTGTTCTCCACCAGCAAAATGAGGAGCGCATAATCGATTTCTTCTATAATAGGTCAACATAAGACCTTCAATCAACTGAGTTTGTGCGCTATAATTTCTCATAGGAGATTTACATAGCAAGCTCAATGCCTGAATCATCCTTACATATCCAAGTTTATCCTCTAAGTCATTTACTCTCTCGCAGTCGATCACGTTATAGTCAACGTATCTACTCCATTGTTTATCGGCCAAGTCATTAAGATTTTCATATGGGTTTGGAAGTTTACCAACACCTAGCTCAGACTGTGAAACATACTCAAGAGTATATCTCTCAAGATTCCTGCCATACCACTTATATACATCGTAGTAATCAAGGATGGTCATACCGGCGATATCCATATTAAGGTTATTGGATGATTTTGGTTTCCATACACTCACACGATTGATTGGTGACATTTTATTATAGAGACTTCTACCTTCATCCTCACCAAATAAAACTATCGTCCTGTTTATAATATAAGGTAAATCGAACCACCATATGTTCCACCCACTCAAAACATCACAAGGAAACTTATTCATAAAATTGAAAAATCTCCTGAGAAGTTCTTCTTCATTTTTACATCTGAAATACTTAACGTCTTTTGGGATATCATAATCATCAGCCGAATGACCACCATAATACTTGTTGTTTACATTATCATACCCAAACGTATATGTTGTCTTAGTAATTCCATCCCTTAAAGAAATAAGAGTAATAGGGTCTTGTGGATTTCTCACATCTGGAAACCCCTCATCTGGTCTTGATTCAATATCCAAATAGTAGACCTTCAAAAGAGGAACGTACATCTCATCATCAGGTATACCGTGATATCTTTCAGCGAGAAATTGAATTTCATTTCTCACATTGTTTTCAGATATGGTTGGATTTTTGTATTCTTCTAAATAATTTGAATAATCACGATACGTTTTAAAAGTCTTCTTCTTGGTTGTTTCGCCAAATATAGTTCTCGCATCGTAATCATTTTCTTTGGTAGGTAGGAATAAATATGGTGTCCAATCTATCTTTGTATATAAGTTCTCACCATTAATTTGTTCCCATAAGTGTATAAGCGATCTTCTAGTGTCAAAGTGTACATTTTTAAACATAATCCTCCTTTGGCTTATTATGGCAGTCATTTCATGCCCATTTGCCGTTATGTTGTTTATGGTTGGGAAGGAGGGATTTGAACCCTCAAGCCCGAAGGCAGTAGGTTTTGAATCTACCGTGTATGCCGTTCCACCACTTCCCAATAATTGGTAGGAGGGGAGGGATTTGAACCCTCAATCCCATTTGGGCCAAAGATTTTAAGTCTTTGATGTATGCCGTTCCAACACCCTCCCTTATATGGTAGGAGAGGGGGGATTTGAACCCCCAATCCCGAAGGCATTAGTTCCTAAGACTAACGTGTATGCCGTTCCACCACTCTCCCATTATCCTACAAACGTCTTGTCTTGCAGCTTATCGGCTAAATCTAATATATCCGATCTGTAAGACTTCTCTAACCTGACATAAGCTAATGATCTATGTGGTAATGCTCTAAGCAATTTTAGAAGACCACTCTCAGATGGCTTCACAACGTCATATGACTGTTTTAAATCGCCCATCATAATCAGCTTACCATTCTCTGTTGGTCTGCTCAAGATCATGCTCATATAGTCAACTGATATCAACTGTACCTCATCTATGAGAAGTATATCATCATCTAATAATGATAACCCCTGAATACTGTTCAAAGGTAATACTTCATACTTTTGATTAAAGATCGTGTCCTTAACATGGTCATAACTATTATTACCATCAGTCTGACCATTTGTATTTCCATAAATGTAATACAATGCTGATGTAAAACCAGCCAACCAATCCACCATTTTTTCTTCTTTATCACCGGGAACATAACCGATATTATACTTACCGTTTATGCCAATAGGTGGTCTGGTGATAAATGATTTTTTACTGTTATCCTCAAGAGCATATGAGGAAGCAAGTAGTGATTTACCACTTCCCCATTTTCCTGTTAGTAATACATGCGGTGCTTCCTTTAAGGCGTAGATAGCACATACCTGATACATATCCCTTGCCTGAATTACTCTCCCATTATCACATTTTAACTCTCTGTAATGAGGATGATGATCAACTCTTGTGAGATATTGCTTTATGGGATGATTAGCATAGATTAACGGTTCTGGTCTTTGAGCATTCACAAAAATAAAGAACCATGAGTTTCTATCTAATGGATTCCCTGTTATATCAGAAAAATACTCAAGTATATCATCATAATCTCTGTGCTGATAAAATCTTGCTAAATTCTCACTTATATCAACCGTAGCATAACTGTACGGCTCAAACAAGTTATTCATCACTACATCATACAGCTTAGTCTCAACTCCAAGTGACTCAGCAATCATTGACATTGAAATGTCTTTGGTTGCCAGATCAGCATTTCCTTTTTTCGTTGCTTCAATGATCCTTTCATCATTCTTGTTAATATCATTATCTGATATAGGAAATTCGATCTTAGTTGGATACTTAGTCTTAAATTCCAATAATGCTCGTATCGCATTTCTGGCACTAAAGGATAAATTTGGATTGAATTTATGTTTGTCTAATTCTTTTAGCACCGTAATTGGTACTAAAATCTTCTCATATTCTCTTAACAGCTTGAAAATAATTTGCTCATCATCCAATAATAAATTCGTATCTACTGTTATGTTTTTCTTCATATAGGCAGTATCCTCCTTGTTAAACTACTCACCTATATTTATCCCCCTGATCACCATATAGATCATCATTAGAAAAATTATCGTCTTTAGCAATCATTTCTTTTTCCTTTGGAGGGGGTGGTGGCTCAGATTCAGAATCATCTGCTATAACCGATTCTGCTTTCTTCACCGCATTGTCTATAAGTTTATCCACATCGATTACTGTCTTCTCACCATCTACAGTAGCAACAACAGCGGTCTTTGTAATCTCATGGAATACTTCTGTAACAGTATCACCTATCCACATCCAGCCAATGAAACCCCAAAATATAATACTACCAAGACTTATTTTTGCTTTCATATTCTAAAATCATCCTCTGTTAATAACCATTCATCATATCGTCTTTCAAAAGTTCTTGACTTGAATAGTTCAATATCACTTCTCAGCATTTCTATACCCTCATCTCTATTGTAGATACAGTATGCTGGATGAACAGTAAACAATACAGGAAACTCATAACCATCTCCTATATCGCCATTCATAAAACTTCCACGTTCCCTGAGAATACCCTGAAAATTCTCTGTGAATATATATTTAGCATAATTACCTAAACAAAGAATTTTCTCAGGTCTTATGACTTTCAAATACTTCCTTAAATGGGTCTGACATTTCCTTATCTGAGTTTCATTCGGTTTTCCAATGGAATTTCCACCAACAGGTTTACATTGAACCGTATTGATAATGAGAAAATCCCTTGAATTGAAACCAGCCTTATACAACTGTTCAGTCAATATCCTACCAGCAGGGCCAGCAAAAGGTGTCTGTTCTCTAATCTCACGCACACCCGGAGCTTCACCTATAATCACATATTGAGAGTATGAAGTCCAATGGGGTATAGCTGTACCATTCTCATGCAACCCACATTTTGTACAATTCTTAACCTGAGTGTCGAGAAGTTCCAACATCCTTATTTGTTTATCAGTAAGCATTAATCACCATGACCATGATCTATTTCATTTCTTGTATCTCCTGAAATCGTGGCATCTTCAATCCATTGATCCATTTCAGTAGCGTCATACATTTTTAAGCTACGTTTGTCAAGATAAAATTTGTCTATAGCTCCAACCATCCCACCTATCCTTGATTTTGTGATCTTATAAAGAATCTCTGACTCATATATCATTTCATTTTCATCTGTACCTAAGATCGCCATGAAATCAGCAGTAGCAGGGATTCCCATGGATTCGGCAATATGATTAAAATCAACTTCAGCAAATGTGGTATAGAACCCTTCTCTATTTAACTGACTTACTGATACAATAGGACATTTAAACTCAAATGACAATGCTCTAAGTTCTTCTGATATAGACTTAATGGATTCATACATTCCATTGGCTTTATTGTATGCTGCCTTCATGAGATTTATGTAATCCACATATATAATATCTATGTTGATATCTCTTAACTGTAATTCCCTTAGATACATCCTGAAGTCTAAAATAGAAGCAGCACCCGTAGGATACTGTTTAATGAACAATTTTCCTAAATTCTCATATCCCTTTATCTCTCTTAATCTTGCTGTCAATCGTCTTCTTTGTTCTCTTGATAAATACATCCTATTCATATCAAGACCAGTAAGGATACTATCAAATCTCTGAGCAAATGCATCTTCTGACATCTCAAGTGTTAGCAAGACAACATTATGTCCATTGAGAACTTGTCTTGCTGCAAAGTTCGCCATCGTATTTGATTTACCACCATGTATCTTGGCAGTAATAACATTAAATGTTAAAGCAGGAAAACCACCATTGATAAGTTCATCAAAAGCAGGAAAATAGGTAGGTATACGCTGATCAGTAGCAGTAAAAATTCTCACCAGCCTTTCTCTCATATTGCCAAAATAATCCAATCCTAAATTTATCTTGACATCCTTTATGAGAGCATTCTCAATTCGTTTCTGAATATCAGGTCTTCTCTCAGGGTCTTCTACTTCATCAACCGAATCTATAATCGCCTGTTTAAGTGCTTTCTCCTTCAGGTAATCGTTCGTTTGATCCAGAAGAAACGAATAATCATCTGTCATATCAAAGTCTATCTCATCCGACTCTGAAATCACATTCCTTATATTATCTACATCCTCAGTAGAATTTATAATGGCATCTTTTGGGGGTATAGTATGGTGTTCATCAACATACTCCTTGCAAAACTTGAAAACATGCTGTATATTGGGATCATCAAAATACTCTGGCTCAAAAACACTGGACACCAATATGAGAAAATTCTTATCAACCAACATACCTTTCAAAATCACTTTTTCTAAAAAATCTGCGTTTAATCTCTCCATGACCAGACACTATACACTATTTCCAAAAAAAAGATAACCTTTTTTTTCGATTTGTGCTATAATAGTTTTATAAATAATAAAGGACGGTGAGAAATGACCGAAGATAACGAGTTAAAACAAATATTTGAGCAACTACATGAGGAGCATCCGATTGAGG